TAATTTTCCGTTGTTTGATCCATCACTGCACTGAACGATTCTAATGTTGGAAACATTGACGCATAATTTTCCCATATACGCTTTCTATTCGTCATATACGGTTCTCTCAAAATGAATACATAATCAATATTGGTACGAAGATTAGGAGGAATACCCAATGGATACTGCATTGTAATAATAAGCATGATTTTCCAATGACGTCCATTCATAAACAACAATCGCATTAATTTATCACGAGTCCACGATTGATCGTATAAACAATCATCTAATATGGTGAATGCTCTTGGATCTATTTTACATTTCCCATATGTTTCGGTTTCTTTTTTCATTTGTTTGAGAACCGCTTTCTGACGTCGCAATATATTTTCTATCAAAACGCTACTATATTCTTCATGAATGAATAATTTAGGGACATGTTTACCATAAAACCCATTACCTGCTTCTGTACCCGATATAACAGTTCCAATTGGAATATCTTGATGATAATATAATAAATCGCGAACCAAGAATGATTTCCCCGTATCACGACGACCAATTAATACAATCACGGGACCTTTATTTTCATTCGGTTTAAATGTAATCGCACGCATATCAAATTTTTTCAATTCTAATGTCATTTTAATATATTGCTGTATTTAATTATTTTTGCTAAAACGCGCTTGTTACAATACAAACCTTGATACATTTGATATTCCAATTGGTTTATTTTAACAATTTAATAAATTTGGTTAAATTATTAAGAATATTTAGAACAATCTTTACTAAATATGATTACAAATACATTCAATGAAGAAAAAAATAGAATAAACGAACATTTAATTAATACTACTGATGATATCAATAATTATTTTAATGTTTCTGATTGGGATTGTAATGAACTAGATTATAATCCTTTTGATATATCAAATATTACTTTATACAATCCCATTTATAGTAATTTCGATAATGAAAAAAAATCTAATTCCATCCAATTTTGTCATGAAAAACATATTGTTAATAGCAATACTGTTTTTAGTAAAAAGACAAATGAAAATATAAACAAGGATATTTTTATAAAATATGGACCATTACTTGATCCATGCCATTACATGGTCGGTAAATACAAAATGGATGATAATCTACTGTCTCTTCCATCTTCCACAAATACAAATCTGCATCCAAAAATTTCCACTATACACAATGCAACCTATGTTGATAATTTTTGTTGTGCTATAATCCACATGTTGAACGAAAAACATAATTTCGTACATGGTGTGGAATATTATGGTTCCGCTTTAGGTATCCAAAAACAATTTAGAATGAATATTGTGGACGATTTGGATTATTTACAAACTCACGATTTTTTTCAAGAAAACATCGGACATTTATTCCATACAAACATATTTACTAAAACTGGCTTCACCAACAATGCTTTAAACACAACATATAAAAAGAAGGAAGCCGTTGAATTGGGTGATGACATTGTTTTAACTGACTTTGATTTAAATAATGACACGGATTCATATATTAGTAACAGGTCGCGATCATCATCTATTAGTGTAAACGAAAATACAAAAGAATTATTAATTAACTCTAATGATTTACAAGAGACAATAACAATTAATGGAAATGAAAGTGACGATAGTGACGACAATAGCATTGAAAGTATTAGTGATAATGAAAATGACAATATAGACGATGACAGCGACAATTGTGACGATGATAATAGCGATGACGAATATATTTCCAATGATGATGACAGTTCAGTTGATGAAGAACCATTGTATGTATATATTAATAATTTCCCAATTCAAATGATATGTTTATCCAAATGTAATGATACACTAGATTCATTGTTAAAACAGGGCATTATTGATGAGGAACAAGGTCGTTCCGCACTATTCCAAATAGTAATGATACTATTAACTCTACAAAAATCATTTCATTTTACACATAACGATCTACATACTAATAATGTCATGTTCTCAAATACTGACAATGAATACTTATATTATCAATATAACAATAAAACATATAAAGTTCCTACGTATGGAAGAATTTACAAATTAATAGATTTCGGGCGTGCTATTTTGTCTTACAATGGTATAACTTATTGCAGTGATAGTTTCAAAGATGATGGAGATGCAAACGGTCAGTATAATTACGAGCCTTTTTATGATTCTACAAAAAAACGTATTGAACCAAATATGAGCTTTGATTTATGTCGTCTTGCTTGTTCCATATATGATTTTATTATTGAAGATGAAATGGAAAAATCAAATATGGATGGATTTCAACAAATAATATATGAATGGTGCCACGACGATAATAACAAAAATATTCTATACAAAAAGAATGGAAATGAACGGTATCCCAATTTCAAATTATATAAAATGATTGCTCGTTTAGTTCATAAACATGTACCAAAACAACAATTATCACGTGATTTTTTTAAAGTATATAAATTAGATGATGATATGAGTATTACTGACGCTATCACTAATGACAATTGCTTCATTAATATAGATAATATACAATCATATGTATAGAATATTCTAACGGATTCCATTGTCCTGACTCAGTACCCCTCTCCCGCGTTACATTATTTCGCGTTCTATAAACATATTATGTAATGTATTTCTAACATCATTACATAATTACAACAATTTACTCATTAGTAAGGTATTTTTCGATAAATTCTTCCGGTGTCATGATAGGTATTCCTAATTCATTCGCTTTTTTGATTTTATTTGAAGCATCCTCTTTGGATTTCACTACTAATGCGAATGTGTCTTTCTTGATCGAATTCTCTAATGTCGCACCATACAACGGTAATTTATCAATGATTTCCTTATCACGTACTTTTGTCATGACAATATTCTTCCCGAATAATGGATTCTCTTGATTTTGTATTATCGTAGCATCTTTGGATTGTATATCCTCCTCTTCTTTGTCCGCTGCTTCTTGATATTTATGTGTTAATTTACATTGTCTCATAAATTCCAAAAATACGGGAATATTTTCAACAAACGATTTCGCATTTTCTTTACCAATACCATTTACACTCTTCAATAATTTGATTTTTTCTCCATTTGTTTCGACACTATCTAATATATTCGGAAAAGCTTCCATAATGGGCTTTATTTTTCTTTCTCCGATTCCCCTACCGAATTTACCGGATGCAGCCATAATTTTTACAAGTGTTGCATCTTTCACTTTTGAACGTATGCTGTCGTATATTTTTTTCGCCATTGTGCTTTTAAAACCATTTACGTTCAAAAAATCCTTCTCTTCCATTGCTAGAATCTTACAAATAGTATTATATCCGGCGTCCATAATACGTCTTACATTTCCTTCTGATAAACCATCGACCTTTATTGTCGTGAAAAACGCAGTTATTTGTTTCATGATAACATCTGTATTATCCTCCTTATTTGCTAATATAATATCAACATGCGTAGACGTCCATGTATATGGTTCATCTGGCATTTTGGGGGTTTCGGCTGGTGTTGTTACACTTTTAATGTGTGGAATAACATCACCGCTGCGAACAATTTGTATCACAGAACCAATACCTATTTTATTTTCTTCTATAAAATTACCATTAAAACCAGTTGCAAACTCTATATTCACGCCACCTACCTTGACAGGTTTGATTTGAACGCGAGGTTTTAAATATCCGTTTTTTGACGCTTTCCATAATACATCCACAACACGCGCTTCTACTAATTGATCGGACATTACCATTTTAAAAGCAAATGAATGTTCTGGATTTTTATTTACACGTCCATATGTTTTATCATCACTCACTATAACACCATCAATTATGTATTCATAATTTGTTCGCCAATCTGTCAATAACTCTGACAAATATTCATTATTTACATCGTCTTTCGTCGTATTCTGTACTACATTAAAACCCATTTCTTCCATTTTCTTCATCTGTTCGCTGGGTTTCAATGTTGGTTCTATCATTTCATAACTAATAAAATCCACATCTTCGGCTTTTTTATCCACCTTTTTACTATTCACAATACCCGCAACCAAATTACGAGCGTTTGAAAATGTATTTTTATATTTTTCGTCAAATGTTGTTTTCTTGATGATGAATTCGCCTCGAACAATGACATCTTCCACTTCTGGAAATCCATTTATATATTTTAATAAATGGGAAACGTCTTGTCCTTCTGAACCATTACCGCGTGTATATAATTTTCGTTCACCATTCTTTGTATAATACAATCCACTTACACCATCTAACTTACAAGACATTACATATGGACCTTTGTATTTATTTTTCCATACATCGATAGCATTTGTTGTAGGTTTTATTTTATCCATTGATGGCATATTTACTGGGAGCGTGACTTTATTTTTTTCAAATTCAGCACCAACTTCTTTCAATACATTTGTATCACTATATTTTTCTTCGATATATTCTGTTACTATATCATATTCATTATCTGTCAAAGTTGGATCACCTTTTTCTGTTAGATAAGAATGGAATTGTTTGTTTGCCAATAATATTATTTGCTCCAGTTGTTTCTTATTTAATGTTTTTAAATAGGATAATCCTTGTGATTTGAAATTATTCATCATTTCTATTATTTGTTCTTCTTTCATTGTGATTTTTCTTGATTTCATACTTGTATTCTTCTTTTCTTTTTGTATTGTTTTCATTGTTTTGTTTTTGGCTTCTATAACAATATCTTGTTTTTCTAATTTTTTGGTTTTATTTTTGGAACCTTTTGGACGCCCACGTTTTTTCATTGTTTTTGGTTTAACATCTATTTTTTCCACTTCTTCCATTGCAGCAAGTTCTTCCTCCTCTTCTGTTGGTTCCTGTTCTGCCGGTTCCTCTTCTGCCGGTTCCTCTTCTGTTGGCTCCTCTTCTGCTGGCTCTTCTTCTGCTGGTTCTTCCTCCTCTTCTGTCGGTTCCTCTTCTGTTGGCTCCTCTTCTGCTGGTTCTTCCTCCTCTTCTGTCGGCTCCTCTTCTGCTGGCTCCTCTTCTGCCGGTTCCTCTTCCGCGGGTTCCTCTTCCTCTTCTGCAAGTTCTTCCTCCTGTTCTGCCGGTTCCTCTTCTGCTGGCTCCTCTTCCTCTTCTGCAAGTTCTTCCTCCTCTTCTGCTGGCTCCTCTTCTGCTGGCTCCTCTTCTGCTGGCTCCTCTTCTGCAAGTTCTTCCTCCTCTTCTGTCGGCTCCTCTTCTGTCGGCTCCTCCTCGGCGGGTGCTTCTGCCTCTTCTGCCGGTTCCTCTTCTGCTGGTTCCTCCTCCTGTTCTGTTGTTTCTTCAGCAGGTTCTTCGGGTTCTTCCACGGGTTCAGATGCATCCTCTTCTGTCACAGCAGTCGATTTCAATTCAATTATTTTGTCAATTATTTCGTTCTTATCTTTCATGTGTTTTAAATTGGATTTCTTCGGTTTCAAACCCATCAAACCTGCCAAAATCGCGCGTAATTCATCTTTTTTCATTTTCTTGTATTCCAGTTTCTCTTTTTCCTCTTCACTCAATTCTGCTTTTACTTTGCGAGTTCGGTTTTTCTTCGCGGGTTTTTCACTCACATTCTTCATTGTTTTTACATTCTCATCTTTTGTGACATCCATCTTCACGGGGGTCCCGTCTTTACTCACAACAGCAATTCCACCAACCCTTTCTTCTGGTTGTTTATAGACCAATCCCAAAAAATCAAATATAGATTCCTCATCTACAAATGTATCATCCAATTTATCCTCCTTCTTTTTACCCTTCTCCTTCTTATATAAACCATGTTCGTTTAATGAATACCCTTGTGTCAGAGCATAACCACGCATTACAGTATTAAATTCCTTACTACCAGTAAAATACAATGTCGCAAATGCATATTCTTTGGGTTCAGAATACAAAAAATCAACACGACGAGCCTTACTATTATCATCCAATTTCGTAATCACCAATGATTTTGTTGGTCCACGTGATAATACTTCCACAATAATATTCTGTTTTAATAAATCGTCCATGAAATTCACAAATACCTTACGATTATTTGAAGTCATTATTACATCAATATCCCCGGATGATTGAGAACCACGACGATAACTACCAACAATTTCAAATTTACTGTCATCCTCCTTTATGCTGTCAAACGACTTTTGAAATATATTCTTATATAACTCAATCTCGCTACGTGGAATACGTTCAAGAATATCTTCATAATACTGTAAACCCTTCTTTTGAACGTCATTCAATATTTTTGGATTTTCCTCCAATGATGTTCGTAATTTATCAATAGACGTTATTCCTTTATTTACTAATTCTTGCGCTTTTTTTGGACCTACACCGTATATTTCAGACAAAACATATGCTGGTCGTTTTTTTTCATTTTCAAAAACTTCCACTGAACCAGTTGATACCAATTCATCCAATAATTTAATAATACCCGGTCCAAAACCATTTATTTTTGACATATCCTTCGTGTCATATATTGGTTCATTATAACCCAACAAATTATCATGTGCACGTTTAAATATTTTTTGTTTGAAATAATCTCCCTTTTTCCCCAACAACGTACTATATTCATCTAAAAAATCTAAAAAATCTTTTCTATAATCCTTTCTAAAAGCATTTATAGTGTTGTTTACTAAATCCATGTATATATCTATATATAAAATAGATATATATTATCAATTGTCTTCTTCTTTACATAATTGTCTAAAATGTCGGAATGTCCGTATATACCTTGGTATTTGATGTATCTAACATCTTATTGTCAGTAATAACATTGAAGAAATTACTAAATGACTGATGATATTGAATAAAAATAACAGCACTGGCTAAAGATGATACAAATACAATTAATCCATCGCGTATTAATAATTTCAATGGTTTCCATTCTCTTTCGATATACTTCATTTCCACAAATTTAAAAATGCTGTAAAATAACAGCACTAATAATGAAAGCGCAAATTCTTTTTCCATAATATAATAAAAATAGTCCTTTTTTTATTATAACTAACGCAAATATCCATCAATATACTAGTTAATTCACCTTTATGATATTTGAAACATCATCAAATCCATCTAAATGAACTACTTCATCGCTAATATTTATACTCTCATCATCACTTCCATAATTAAATCCATCATCTTCTTCCTCCATTTTACGTTCTAAAGCGCGATTCATACTTAATTCTTCCAATCGCTCAATTGTCTTGGGGGCTTCTATAGAGGAAACATTGTCATTAGTATCCAATATACTATCCATATCATTGAATGTCAACTTGGTTACTACTTTATTGTCGTCGACATTTTTAATACCTAAATCTGGTATTGCCGGTTCGGCTTCAGGTAATGATGGAAATGTTTCTACTGTGTTTTCGGGATATGGTATTAATGCTGTCTCTGTTACTTCATTTGACGGTGTTACTGTTTGTTGTGTGGTTGCTTCTGTTTGTTGTTCGTTTGTAACCGCTGCAGGAGGTTTGGGAATATCTTCAATAATAATTTGTTCCTCTTCCTCTACATTTTCGTCCATATAAGCACGTATAATGTCTTCGGTTGTAATGGAATCGCGGATAGAAATTAAAATACATTCTTGAACTATCATTTCTAATTCACGATTATTCTTTTGTGACTGCAATGGAGTTACATTCTTTTCAAATAAATATACATTGGTATAAATCTTGCGAGCGCAATTAATATACACTTTGTGGACGAAATCATCCAATTTGGGAATTGATATATCAATCTTTTTTTGTTTATTTCCAACACGAATACATGTAAGGACTTTCAACTGAATGATATGTACGCAAGTTATCAAATCTTCTAAATAGTTACAACCACTACGTTCGATTATGCGTTTTCGTTCTGTACTAATAATATCATTATTCCATTTTGGGATACGTGTTAATAATTCTTGAAATGTCATCAAATACTTATTTACTTCATCATTATCAATACACATCTTCCACGATTCATTAAATATTGATTTAAAACCTTCAATCACTAGTGGCGAAAATATCGATACAAGACGACTACACCATTCATTTCTTGCCTCATGTAAATTGGATTTCACAAAATCGTCCATTATATACAAATTATAAATGTTTTTATACTATTTTTTGAACGAAAAATATATGATTCAATAATTGTAACATTAACAGTTTTTCATTTCTAAATTCCGCACGAACTTTATCAAAATACATATATATCAAAGATTTTTTTACAATATTAATGGTGGTGTTTTGTTTAATCCATTTTATAATATGAAAACAGCAAACACCATTATTAATAAATGTATTAATTAATGATATCATATCCGCATGTGTGAATTCGGTTTCATTTTCCAACATATTTTGTCGCGTTTTTTCCATTTCTGATTGTATTATATTAATAAATTGGAATTCATCATGCCATGATATATCCATTTCCTCCATGTTTAATTTTGAATAATCTTTTTCTGGAATATAAATCTCACAGAACCTGGATAAAATTGGATTCAATAATTTATATTTGTTCTCTACTACTAAAATGAAACGTGTATTGTGACTAAATAATTCTATACATCTACGCAAAGCAGATTGTGCGTCCATTGTTAAATAATCCGCATTATACAATATTATTGTTTTAAATATATTAAATGAAAATTTATTATTATAACTTACATTACTCTTTGCAAACATTTTCAAATCATCGCGAATAAATTTAATTCCTTTACCATAAGAACAATCCACCGACATTACATTATCCCTTTTCAATTGTCTATCAAATCCATATATCTTATCTATCAAATATGAAATGACACTCACATTATAATGATGTTGTTTACCGTGAAATATTAAATGTGGTAACTGGTTATTTACAATAAAAGCATCTAACTTTTTATAAATATGTGAATGAAAATCCATTTTATTATTGTCTGTTGTGTTAACATAAAAAGTATTATTTATGTTAATTTTTTGATTTTGTTATTTTTTACACCCCCCTTCATTCAATACATCATTATCCACCGCATCATCCACCGCATCATCCGCCGCATTATCCGCCGCATCATCCGCCGCAT